AATTTACTTGCCGTATAAATGTACTTTGGCAAGTACGAAGTCTCCGGAACCCGCGAGGACTATAAAGACATAAAGGGTAGCCACTGAGCTGAAGTTGTATCTTCAACCGATATCCGTTACGTTACCGGAATTTCTGGTCAGTAATGATCAGGCGGGACCACAACGAAAGTGGGATACTGTCATCACGTAACATTATTAGCGAAGGAGGGATGTAGCGCGATGGCCAGAATGACTAGTCGTCTTAGGACGTCTTTCGCGGAAATTGCTCTTAGTCGGAGTCAGGAACAGCGTTACCTTGCTTATTCTAAGATCTTTTCCGAAGATAAAGAAGACGTAATTTTTGATGACAGAATGAGAAACTGTTTGTTTAGGTATGTCAACAATCCGAATCAAGCTAAAGCCGACCTTAAAGGTCTTAACGAGCTGGTGTGCGAAGAGGATGGTTTGAAATTCTCTAGAAGCTATTTCAATCATCAAAAGATGTTTGAAGCTATAGAGAAATTCTCTATGCCGAATCATAGGTCATTCCGATACAATCAGAATTATCAGGGCGCCGTTGAAGAGATGTGTTTGGAATTTTCTAAAGCACAACTCAATCCTCTGCATTTTCTTACTAGCCAAGATTTAAGAGATGCACTCCCAAAAGAGAACACCAACAGCGGATTCTTATACTTGGAGACAGGTAAAAGAAGGAAGGGTGACAATATTGAGGAGACCTTTAGTACACTACCGGAATTTCAACAGAAAGCCAAAAGTGTGGGAAATTTTGGTGTTCCCATTCTAGTCAGCAAACGCACTCAAGGTTCAGCACATGATGAATTTAGCGGTAAGCTGAAACAGAAAGGGAAACACAAGACACGTTTAGTGTGTATGGTGGATTTAAGGGTGATTGCTTCCGAACTCTCATTCTCTAAACCCATACAACACTTCTTGTCAAGAGAAGTTGATTGGTATTCAGGTGGTAAAACTCCTGAAGAACTGAGAAGCTTAGTTAGGCGCGACTCTCGTGCTGTGAATCACTGGGTTTCACTTGATTTCTCTTCCTTCGACCAGACAATCTCAGATTGGTTGATTGAAGACGCTTTTAAAATCATTAAAAGCGGATTTTCGCAGATGTCCGCTGAAGATGAGGCTCTGTTGGATGTTGTGCGTGATAGCTTTATCCATAAGGATTTCCTTCTGGCAGAAGGTAAAGTGAAACACGTCGACAAGGGAGTTCCTAGTGGGTCAATGTTCACCCAAATCGTTGATAGTATTGTGAATAGGCTCATGATTCTAACCTTTTTGAGAGCGCACAGTATAGTGTTTCGCCGGTTAGGTCATGTGAATAACTCAAATATTATGGGCGACGATCATTTGCTTGCGACAACAGACCATGTGGATCTGGATGATTTGGCTGGATACTTAGCGAGTAATTTCGGAGTAGTAATGAACCCTTCTAAATGTGTGACATCAGATGTAAGAGGAGAAAATCCTTGGTTCCTTTCTCGCGAGTTTCGTCCAGTAGGTGAATGGAGACATCCAAATGTTCTTCTAGATCATTTACTCTTTCCTGAAAGATTCAGGCCATACGATAAATCTTCGGTTAAACCTGAAGATATTATTTATTGTATGATTCAAACTTATCCTTTAGGTATGTCTGAATTAATTAGTATTGAGAAGTTCATGAAGGACTACAATCCGAAAGAAAGAGAAAAGGTATTGTCTAAAGAAGTGGATGGCACTTGGCTGCCAGGGAGTTACATGTTCATTCGGGATTATGTGCTCAACGATCGAGATTCGGTCGATTTTGC